GTGACACACCTTATGGTGACCGGTTCAACATGCTGGAACAGATGGAACTGCCTGTTCGCATCTCGTTGATTGAGAACATTGAAGTGGCCACTGAGGATGAGGCACATCACATCTTTGAGGAATATTTTCAGAGGGGTGAGGAAGGCATCATTTTGAAGGACATCAATGCTCCTTGGGAAGACAAGCGTGTGAAACACCAGGTGAAGTTCAAGGGAGAATTGGAATGTGATTTGAAGTGTGTGGATTGGCAGCAAGGAACTGGTAAAAATGTGGGCAAGTTGGGTGCCTTGGTGCTGGAATCTGATGATGGTGTAGTGAAAGTGAACGTGGGCTCTGGTTTCACTGATGAACAACGTGATAAATACACAAGAGAAGAAACAGTAGGTAAGATTGTGGCGGTGAAGTACAATGCCAGAATTCAGGACAAAAAGACTTTGCAACACAGTTTGTTTCTTCCAGTATTTCTTGAACTTCGTGAAGATAAGGCAATTGCTGATGCTTCATCTTCCATCAAGTAGGGGGAGTTATGGAAAAGCATGAAGAATATTATGAAGAAGTTGACAATAGAATAAGATATTTTGTGACAGACATTCATGAAGAACTGGACAACATTGAACGGTTGGTACATGGCAATGAGTCTGCTGTGTTGCTGTTGCAATGGGTTCGTGATACTGTTCAACGTGTTGCAGAAAACTACGAAAGATAAATAAAAATATGCCAACATATGAGTACCAGTGTGAAAAATGTGGGGAGTATTTCACGAAGTATCTAAGTATACCTAACATGAATCAGCCTACGGAGGAACCCTGTCCAAAGTGTGGTGAGATGAAGGTGCAAAAAGTAATGTTCACAGCACCTACCATCGGAGATGCCGTTCGACTACGAGTTCGTCGGCCCGATAATGGATTCAAAGAGGTACTACAAAAGATTCATGAAAAAACTCCCGGCTCAACACTTAAAAACAACAGCAGTTACATCTAAGGACTCTCCGTCCTATTCAAATCCCGTCTGGGCTTCGGCCTTGGCGGGATTTTTTACCCCCAACCCAACGAGCATTTCATGTCCAGAAAAAAGCGCCTTAAGTTGGTCACGTCCCAAACTTATATTCTTCAAGAGGATCAGGAATCCAAACACAAAGTACGTGGTTCAGATTTAAAAGAAATCTGGGCCCTCACAGAAAATCAGGAGAACTTTTTCAACTACTATCGTAAAGGACACAAAGCCATTCTATGTCATGGAGTGGCAGGGACAGGAAAAACCTATATTGCTATGCACAGCGCTTTCAAAGAGGTTTTGGAAAATTCAGGTTACAAAAAAGTGGTGGTGGTTCGCTCAGCAGTACCATCTCGGGATATTGGATTTCTTCCCGGCAATGAAAAAGAAAAAGTGGAGGTGTATTCACAACCTTATCAAGAAATTTGCGCAGATTTGTTCCCTAGATTTGGAGAACGCGCCTACAACAAACTGAAAGAACAAAGTTTAATTCATTTCATGGTCACTTCCTATGTTCGTGGGTTGACCTTGGACAACTGCATTGTGATTGTGGATGAGGCTCAGAACATGAATGACATGGAACTGAACAGCATCATGACCCGGGTTGGTACCAATACCAAAATCATTTTCTGTGGTGATTTTCGCCAAACAGATTTACAGAAACGGTCAGATATGTCCGGGTTAAAGCAGTTCATGATTATCGCTCACCATATGCCTTCCTTCCGTCACGTGGAATTCGGGGTGGAGGACATTGTTCGTGGACCCTTGGTGAAGGAATACATCCTGGCTAGAATGGCGTGCGAGGGCATGGCTGTGGCTTAAATAACAGAGCTTGACAAACAGGTCTAGGAATGTTATGTTTACAGTATGAAAACATTCCTACATGACCCGGTAACAATAGAAACCATTTCCGCTGTGAACCAGGAAGATGGAACCAGAGCCTATCAGACACCTGATGGTAGGCTCTATCCATCTGTCACCACAGTGTTGGCTGAGCACACCAAACAAGGCATCCAGGAATGGAGAGCCAGAGTGGGAGAAATGGAAGCCAACAAAGTGTCGCGACAAGCTGCCACGTGGGGTACCAGATTTCACACCATCACAGAAAAGTATCTTCAGAACAATTTGTCTGGTGGTGATTTGTCACTTTGGGATTATGAAATGTTCAAGGTGGCCAATCCTGTGTTGGATAGAATTGACAACATTCGAGCACAAGAAGTGGCCTTGTGGTCACATCATCTACGTTTGGCAGGACGTGTGGATTGTATAGCTGAGTTTGATGGCAAGTTGAGTGTGATTGACTTCAAAACGGCACGCCGAGAAAAGGATCTGGAACATATCCAACATTACTTCATGCAGGCGGCTGCCTATGCCATCATGTTTGAAGAACGCACCAAGATACCAGTGAGCAGATTGACCATTCTGATAGCTGTGTCAGATGGATTCATGCAAGTGTTTGAAAGCAAACGAGACCATCACGTGGAACAATTGCTGTACTATCGTGATGTGTACGAAGCCTATAAATAACTAAGTAGGATGGTAGTAGAACAGCTCAAATTGAAACATGGCTTGGACGAGGGTTCGATTCCCTCCATCTCCATTCAGGTACACCAATTTCGGGGATGACAGGTTTCGACAGGTTAAGGATTAGATGAGAGAGCTACCCGATAGGCGACTGCCGTAAGCAGAGCAAAAACATCAACAGGCACAAATAATATGCCTCTTGCATTAGCTGCCTAATTAGGTAGCATGCCGGGTTCGGGGTTTCCCTGGGAACAGAAAACCCCACTAAATTTTATGATTATAACTATTCCAGAACAAGCTGAACATATCAATGTTTTGATATCAGGTGGAGCTGACAGCACGCTGTTAGCGTATCTTGTGGCCACACAATCAAATAAACCAATTGTTTTACATACATTGAGTCCTGCAAAACACGTTTATCAGAATGTGATTGTTCCTATTTTAAATTATTTGGATCAACGTTTTGAAAGAAAGTTTCAGGTTGTGAACATCAGGAGACAGAAACTCCTTATTCGAGAAGCAGCTGAATATATTCTTAGTGTGTATCCTGGAGTAGTTTTGACAGGATGCAACAAAGTGGTTACTCATTTTACTCCAACCGTGTATATTAAAGGAGATACACCTCCTATCCGAGGGGAAGTGAGTTCAGAAAACCATATACGACCTTTCATCAATTTGGACAAAATTGAAATACTAAGAATATATCAAGAGCATAATATACTAGATTTGTTAAGTTTGACACAATCTTGTGGGTTACGAAAACTAAAACGATGTGGTGGGTGCTATTTCTGTATGGAAAGAGCCTGGGCTGTTGGTGCGCTTGGTATAAATGATATAAATAATACAGAAACTTCGACCATTTAAAGGAACTTTCATGAAAACATTTAATATTGCCTATTCTTCAGACATCAGTGCCACAACACTTCTAGAAACATTGACCGTTCAGGGCGCTCTTCTATATCATCTAGAAGGTGTTCGCGTTATCGGTCTAGAGGTGGAAGATGATTTTTCAGCAGAAACTTTGGAATCTATTGAAGGTGTTATTCTAGTTGAACTGGATGTAGAAACAACTGTGACATCTCATGCTGAGTGGCATCAATTTCGCTTAGTTACAGATGCGCTTCCCATGAAACAAAAATACAATCCTATTTCTGAAGGAGATAATTCTGTTGTGTATTTGATGGACTCAGGAGTGAATGATAGCCATTCAGAATTCGAAGGAGCTAACATTGAACACTTGTATTCGTTCAATGAAGATTTTTCTGATGTTATAGGACACGGAACAGTTGTTGCCAGTGTGATTAATGGTCAAACTATTGGTGTGTCTAGAAATGCCGCCATCAAAAGTGTGAAAATTCCTTTCGGTTCAGTCACCATAGGTAAATTGCTTATTGCATTCAATGCAGTTTTAGAAGACCATTTAATCACACCCGACGTGGTGAAAGTTGTGAACTGTTCCTGGAGTGTACCCAAGAGTGCATTGCTGGACAGCAAAGTAACAGAATTGCAAAATGCTGGACTGGTGGTTGTAGCTGCAGCAGGTAACACTGGAGTTGCAGCAGACACACTATCTCCTGTGGGATTGAACACTGTTATTGGTGTAGCAGCATCAGATGCCTATGACCGTGTGGTGTCTTGGGCTACAGGACTATCAAGCAACTATGGTCCTGAAGTGGACATAACTGCTCCTGGCGTAGATGTCACTGCAGCTTCCATCTATGGTGGCTATGCAACTGTTTCAGGTACTTCCATCAGTGCTGGTGTAGTGTCTGGTGTTCTAGCTCAATACATTGAGCAACATCCAGAAGCAGATGCTGAAACACTGAAGGATATGTTGTTGGAATATGCAGCAGAAGATATGTTGTTTCGTAATGAAGCCATCTATGGAACAACACCCAACCGTCTGGTGAAGGCACTGTATATTGCCGGAACAAAAATTTGGAGTCCTAACATCTTCAGCATGTTCCCAGTTAAAAAACAAGAAACCACAACCTTGTCTTTCACCACAACAACACCAATAACAACAGCAGAATATGTGGATTGTCAACTTCAAACCAATTTCTATAAAAAACTTCCCTGGGTGTCTGGTTCTTTTGCAGATGGAGTGCTCACACTAACAGTAGCACCAACTGAAGATGTTGTGGTAGGAAAATACCTGATTCAAATAACCTCAACTGATGCCAAAAATGAGAAGTATTTCACAGGATATTATCTGGGTGTGTATAATGAAGAAGTAAGTGAATTGGATACAGTAGAGATTGAAAAATACCTTACAGAAATAGATGGAGTAGACACGCTAACAGTGGTTACTGGGGCATGCGTGTATAATGACGATTGTGCTAAGAATCAGGTATGTTTCGGTGGTTCTTGCGCTGATACATGATATAGTATGACAACAATTGGGTTTGCGGGATGTTCTTTCACTCATGGCGCAGGGTTAGATTATTATTTTGGAAGTAGAGAAACCACTAGATTTTCACATCTAGTGGCTTCTCATTTTAACGCACATGCATTTAATCAGTCCTTTCCAGGCGGTTCTCATACTAAAATTATCAGTTGGTGGAAATCTTTTCTTGAGCACCAAACTTTAGACGCATTTGTTTTTCAATTTACCAGATGGACAAGAAGTGATAGTTTGCTTTTACCTGGTGTATCACATATTGACTTGCTTTCATCAACCCATGCAAAATTTTTTCATGAGTGGGCCAGGAAAAACAATAGTTCCGTAGATGATTACATTGAACAAGCCCAGGTACATGATGTTCTCACTGTTTTGAATTTTCTACAACAGCATGAGCATAAATTTCCCATCTACATCTTGTGCTGGCCTCACACTACATTATCTTACATCCAACCACATTCTTGGTTGATGGATAGATTAATTACATTGTCCTACCAAGGTGAGACCTATAAAACCATTGGTAATTTGATGGATACTCCACTAAAACCTATAGCAAGTTTCACCAAAATCCTAGGTGAATTTTTTGATATGCGAACCTCAAAATTTGATACCACTAATACATCCAGACCTGAGTTGACAATAGCCACAGACTATGTTAACTTTAAGAAGCCAAGAAACGACTACCATCCATCCAAACTGTGTCATGAGGTGATAGCCAGTAACATCATTGATAGGTTAACACATGATAATCTCTTCCAAAATAACAGATGAAAAATGGATATGGGTGAAGGTTCCCAAAACTGGCACCCGAGCTTATTTAAAAATGTTTTATCCAGATGTGGATTCCTCACTACATTTTCACTACACCTTCCACACCTTATATAACCACCATCAGAAGAAGCACTCAGGGTTCACGGTCATCAGACATCCCAGAACACGCTTCATTTCCGCGTTGAAACATTTGAGTCAACTTGACCTGTTGGGGAATATGCCATCTGATACAATAGGGAATCTAGCAGATTTTTTATTCACCAACTTTGATAAAAATTGTGTACCCAAACATACGTTGGAAAACATTTTTTCAGTTGATTACCTTAAATACCATGAATCATTTTTTCAAACTCAGGTGTATTGGGCATATCATCCAAAAGTCACTTGGTTCAAGTATGAAAATCTACAACAGTTCAACAAATGGATTGAAACACACCTAGGATATGATACAACAAAACTGCAACAAATAGGAAAAACTGATAAACATCATCTGGACCATTTAGATTTTCAACACCCGGCATTTCAAAAAATTGTTCAACACTTGTTTCAAGATGATTTTCTACTTTTTGATTATCAGGAGGATTTATGAAAAGAATTGTTGCAATATTCATTTTGTTGTTGATGCTGTATCCTGTATCATTGAAAACCAACATGAACATTCCTGCAATAAAAGTCATTTCCATGACCTCTGAGAAGGAATTAAGATGTCTGGCAGAAAACATTCATTACGAAGCTCCCATGGAACCCTATCTAGGTAAACTGGCTGTGGCCATGGTCACCATGAATCGTGTTCGGCATCCTGACTTTCCTAAAACCATTTGTGATGTGGTGTATCAGAGAAATTCCAGAGGGTGTCAGTTCTCCTGGACTTGTGGTGCTCGTATGAAGTTCAATGAAAAAATTTACAATGAATCCATGAAAATTGCCAAAGCTGTCTTGACAAACCAAAGACAACTTGTTAGTTTAGAGAATGCACTATATTTTCACAACACCAAAGTGACACCCAATTGGACATTTGCCCGACCTGTGGTACGTATCGGGGGTCACATTTTTTATGAGCCTAAAACATGACTGATGAACAAGACCCGAAGCTTCTCACTGTGGAATATCTCATCACACGAGAGTTCACTAATTCCACAGACTTCTCCATACACATTGAACGAGAAGCCGTGAAAAGAAACATTGGATGTTTTGAGGCACTTCTGGAATACTGTGAACAAAAGGGGATAGAACCTGTGGCGGTGGCCACCATGATTACCAGTTCATTGAAGGCCAAGATACAAGCAGAAGCCGAGGAAATGAATCTGTTGAAGAAAACCGCCAAACTTCCTGTATGAACATATCTGACGCTTACAAGATTTACACTGCATTACGGCTTCACTTCACCACAGACAACTATGACATCCGAAGTGGCATCACACCTCGGCCTCCCAAGTCAGGAGTCAAGGTCAACTTCAAAAAGAAGTTGGAAGTGTTGATGAAGCAATACAATTACAATCAGGATGAATTCATCAACTATCTGGTGGCCAATTTTCTGAATGGTAATGAGTGGGGTATTTTTGAAAACACAGGTCCAGAAATCTACACAGAATGGAAACGTATCCAGGAAAGTTTGACCTACACCTACACACAAGATGTGAAAAATTTAGCCTGGAATGTCACCACTCTGGAAGATGCCTGGGATTGTTCCCAGGGACATCCTGTGATTCTCAGGGAGTATTGTGGTAAAAGATGTCGGTTGGAAACACTTGTAATTCTAAATAAATTGTATAGATTTACTACAGAGGTGGATGAACAGCTGGTGTTGGATCCAGTTTGGAATTCTGTCTCCAGAACCATACACAAGTACTCACCGTTCATCAAAGTGGAGAAGGATAAATTTTCAATGATTACACACAAGGCTTTCTATGAGTAGACAGCGAGATTGGGACCATGAAGATGATTATCGTGATTTCAAACGTCCCAAGAAAATAGACAAAGACAAGTTTGGCAAGCATCGCAATGCCATCTTTGATATGCTTGACGATGATGATGAGGATGATTATTATTCAGAGAACAGAGCTGTAGAATATGATGATTTTGATGAGGAGTAGTTTTGTTATGGCAGGTCACACGTTACACACACCGTTACATACACCGTTATACAAGGAGAAACACAATGTCATTCAGTAGTCTATCAGATTTACGCAAGAATCGTGGCAACTTCGATAACCTCATGAGAGAGGTGGAAAAGATTGCAAAGCCCACAACTGAACGCCGTGATGATGACCGTTTCTGGAATCCGGCAGTGGACAAGGCAGGCAACGGCTACGCCGTGATTCGCTTTCTGCCTCCCTCCAAGGGAGAAGAGCTTCCTTGGGTACGCATCTGGAATCATGGATTCCAAGGTCCTTCAGGTCGCTGGTACATTGAGAACAGCTTGACCACATTGAATCTTCCTGATCCTGTGTCAGAATTGAACAATGAACTATGGAACTCTGGCGTGGAGAGCAACAAGGAAATTGCTCGCAAGCAGAAGCGTAAGCTTCAGTACATCTCAAACATCCTGGTCATCAAAGACTCCGCCAATCCTCAGAACGAGGGCAAGGTGTTCTTGTACAAGTATGGCAAGAAGATTTTCGACAAGATTAAGGATGTGATGCAACCTCAGTTCGAGGATGAGGATCCCACCAATCCCTTTGACTTCTGGAAAGGTGCCAATTTCAAGTTGAAGATTCGCAATGTGGAAGGATACAGAAACTATGACAAGTCAGAGTTTGAACCTGTGTCATCCATTGCTGAAGATGATTCTGCTATTGAAGTCATCTGGAATCAGCAACATTCTTTGAATGAATTCACAGATGCCAAGAACTTCAAGAGCTATGAGGAGTTGAAGCGTAAGCTGGACCTGGTGTTGAAGGGCGGTCCTGGCTCTGTGTCAGCCGACAAGATTTCCGAGAGTCGCATGGAAGCTGAACCTGTGGCAGAAGCTCCTGCTCCACGTGCTGCCAAGCCAGCAGCTCCCAAGTCATCTGTTCCTGATGATGACGATGATACCCTGAGTTATTTCAGCAAGTTGGCTGAGGATTAATTACATCACTCGAACCATGCGACGGTCCTGAAATCTCATGTGACTGTTTCGCATATCTCGAACCGTAGTAAC